TTATACAAAAGCCCAGTTAATAATGATATCCTCGCCATCAATTTCAATACTATCTATAAGAGAGTGTACAAGCTCTCTTTTTTTGATTAGGTCATCACTTTCTAATATCTCGCTAGCTTCTACTAAAAGCTTCTCAGCTTCATCTTGGCTTAAGTTAGGTACTTCTGGCTCAGTCACTTCTAACTCGTCCGTAAGCGCTTGTTTTTCGCTATTTAGCTTATCCATCCTAGATAGCACGTCATCAACTGACGATGTTCCCATTTGATACAGGTCTAACAACCTCTCAACTTGCTTATCTATCTCTTTGATGCGTGTCTCTATCGCAGCATTGTTGTTTTCTTTTTCAGGCTTATCTGATTCAATTTCTCTAATCAAAGTTGGCTCAAAAGCTAGTTTGTTAATTTCATCAAAAATAATTCTATCAAGGTCAACTGTTGCATAAGATTTATTCTTACAATTAGGGTCTATGATCATGTTCTTGGCACTTTTAGCCCTACTATAACAAGTATAATAAGGTCTATACTTACGGTTTTCGCCACGCCCTGAATAATTACCTTTGGCGAAATATCTAGCGCCGCAATGATTACAGTAAACCAACCCCGTCAGTACATGTTTCGCTTGAAATGGGCGCTTTTTATTTTTGCCATCACCTTTATTCCAACTAATTTCATTGTAGCGCTTGACCGACTTATTAAATGTATCTTCATCGATAATAGCCTCATGCTTACCTTCGTATAGCTCGCCTTTCCATTCAATCTTGCCTGTATAGATTGGTTGAGTTAAAGCGTTTCTTACAGTGGAGTGATTTACCCAACTACCATGTTTCGTTGTATATTTTTCTCGCATCATCTTTTGAATTCTAGCAATCGGCAATCCTTTTTGAAATAACTCATGTACCTTTTTGACTTGTATAGCTTCATATTCATTAATTTGCAAGTAACCATCTATATAGTCATAGCCAATTGGATCATATCCACCACCATGCCAAAAGCCTTCTCTAGCTCTTGCATCCAATCCCATCTGCATACGTTCACGAATCTGTTCACGTTCAAGTTGAGCAAATACGGACAGAATCCCAATCATTGCACGGCCAAACGGGGTAGACGTGTCAAAGTTTTCACTCATACTAACAAATTCCACGCCATTTTTTAAAAACTCATCTTCAATTAGCAGCAGTGTATCTTTTTGAGACCTCGAAAGCCTATCTAACTTATAGACAACTACCGCATTGACTTTCTTATTCTTTATATCTATTAGCATTTGTTTTAATGCGGGGCGTTCAATATTAGCACCACTAAAACCGCCATCGGTATATACCTTGTAAACAGTCCATCCCTTAGCTATACAGTAGGCTTTTAATCGTTCTTCCTGCTCACCTACTGAATAACCTTCATTAGCTTGTTCTTGCGTACTTACACGTACATATAACGCCGTTCTCATGTATATTTCAACTCCTATTTATGTTAAAATAGGGTATGCAAAAAGCACACCACTAAAGTGTTTTTTGTTCCTATCGCCTTACCCTAGTGCTCGCCAAAGTCAAAGGGTGGGGCTTTTTTTATGCCTTTTTAATAAATGTTTTTCCACAATTCATACAAACAAATTCATTTTTCTTGCCTTTTCCACCAGCAAACCCTGCAAGTGTACCAATACCACCAGTAAGAACAGCACCACCTACCGCTTTACCAACTGAGAAACCTTTGCGCTTATTGCCTACAAATTGGATCTCGTGACTTCCACATTTAGGGCATTTTAAAGCATTCTTTTCTTGTTTTCTTTCTTGGTTATCAGCTTTTACATCACCTAAAGCTTGCTTGGCCATCGCAGCACTTGAAACACCTTCTAACACTGGTGAGCCAATTAATTCAACTAATTCACCTAAATTGTCAGTTTGTTTCTTTGTATAGTTAAACGATTGGTTATTAAAGGCATTCAAATCTTGGTTAATCTCACCATCAAGACTAATATATACCGTGCCATTTTCTGCAAAGGTTGGTTCAGTTACATAAAATACTTGTACATCATTAATATCGGCTTCAAACTTCTTGCCAATTTTTAAAATATCACCATCAATAGTAACAGTCTTTTTCAACATAGATCCAAATTTTTCTTCAAACATAATTTTTCTCCTTTATTCAAAACTCATGCAGCTATATTTAACAGTTCCCAAGATTTCAATATCAATATCATCAGTTTTTTTATAGATAATCGTTTCAAAGCTTTCATCAAAACTTACTGGTTCGAATAGTATTAAGTTTTCTGTTTCTGTAAAACGTTTTAAATTGTAACTAGATCCATTTTTATAAACAACTATCTGACCACTATTTGGCTTTTCGTCTGATTTCGCACAAATGATAGTAGAGCCATTAGGAATAATCTTATTCATACTTTCACCTATTACCCTAATAGCAAATAATCTATCTTTTAAATGGCTTAGATGGCTAGGACACTCAACCATTTCATGTATTTGAGATTGGTCATCTTCTTCTTTGCCAGCGGACACATTTAATAGCGGTAATAAAAAACTATCTTTTTTACTTTCTTTAATTTCGACTTCTTGACGTTCATCAACAAAACCTAAAAGCCACGCTTCTGTTACATCAAACAATCTTGCTAACTTATATATGTTTTCTGAATTAGCTTCATACTCGCCGTTTAGCCAACCGTTAAGCGCAGAACGGCTTGCGCCAATTTTTCTAGCTATTTCAGCCTTGCTTAAATCATTTTCATCAATTATCTGTTTCAATCTACTTTTAAAGCTATCCATTATAAACCTCCTTCATTACATAAAATGTACAGGAAACTAAACAAAAAGTAAAGTAAAAGTTCAGTTGTTTTAAACAAAAGAAAAAAATAATTTAAAAATTGTTCAGAAAACTTGTTGACAGAACTCTAGTTCTCTTGTAATATAAAGTCAGTTCAGAAAACTGGACAATAATTCCAAAGGGGGGAAATCATGAAATTTGATTATAGTAAACTTAGAGGCCGTATAGTTGAAAAGTTCGGATCAGTTGAAAAGTTTGCTGAGGCTATGGGATTGAGCAAAGCTTCTATGTCAATGAAGTTAAATAACGGTGTTAGCTTTACTCAAACTCAAATACCGCAAGCATGTTTTTTATTAGATATTAAATCAGAAGAAGTAGGAAGATATTTTTTTACAGTAAATGTTCAGAAAACTGAGCAGGTTTAAAAGGGGTGTTCATAATGGTGATACATATCATGGCTGACGGAACGAAACGCCAGAGCGTGGAAGGTTACATAGTAAAGCTGAATGAGCGGACAGAAAAAGCGTACAAGCTGTTAGCAAAGGAGAATAGAAAATGAACAACTTAGTAATTATGAAAGATAAACAGGCAGTAACTACTAGCCTGCAGGTAGCTGAAAATTTTGAGAAACAACACGGTCACATTTTGAGAGATATTCAAAATCTTAAGAAAGATGTATCCAATTTTGGAGAGATGTTTTTTGAAATAGTCACACCAGATGCTTATGGAAGAGACAGAAAAGCGTACTACTTAAACCGAGACGGTTTCACATTGTTGGCAATGGGTTTCACTGGTAAGAAAGCATTGCAATTTAAACTAGCATACATAAAAGCTTTTAATGAAATGGAAAACTATATCGAGACTCAACAACTACCGATGACGGCAGAAGACATCATGATTGCCACATTAGAAACTCAAAAAGAGTTAAAGAAACAGATTTCAAACGTTTCTAGTGATGTTGAGGGATTAAAAAAAGAGATTGATCTGAGTCGTAACCAAAAAGCTAGACTATCTAAATTGGTACGTAAAAATGCCATGCAGGCAGTTGGCGGGAAGAAATCACAAGCTTATGAAAAGTTTTATAAAAAGGCTATTGCTGAACACTGGCGAGAAATTAAAAACTATTTTGGTGTTGCTAGTTATGAAGAAATTCCAAAATTGAGATTTGAGGAAGCGATGGAACTAGCAGAAATGTGGCAGCCGTCAATGGAATTGGCTTTTGAGATTATGAAAGCTGACAAACAAACGAGATTAGAGGTGTAAAGAATGAATTATTCAAGTAAGAAGTTTCTATATTGGTCATTCGTGACAGTGGCATATTTAATCGGTTGGGCATCAGCGATGGAATTTAATTATAACGATTTGATCGTAACGCTATTGTTTTGGGCAATGGTAGGAAATGCATATAAAGCTTATCAGTACGCTAAAACAGCAGACTTATTTGTTGGATTTGAGGAGGAAACAGAATAATGAATGAATTACAAAAATTTAATGTGTTTACAGACACAATCCGAAAAAATAGAGATAAAGCACTTACTGAAAAAATCAAAAAACTGAAATTTAAATCAAATGGTTTTTCTTTAGGTGGCTTGCCTAGTGACCAATTTCATTACAACAAAGCGATTGACGATGTGCTGCTATTAATTGGCTATGAAGAAGAGGAGAAAGAAAATGGCGAAACAGAAAACGATTGATTTAATTAAAGAGCTTAGACACGAACAGATTTTGGAACATGTTGAAGAATATAGGAAAACTGGTGATACAAGAGCATTAGAAGATATTGAAGCGGTAAATGAACACTATGACGATATTTTAAAAGACTTACATACTACTTCAATAATTCTCAAGGCACAAAATTATTCATAAAAAAAGCACCTACTGCAATAGGCGCTAAATAAAACTTAAGTTAAGGAGAGTATACCATGCAAATTAAATTATTAAAAATGACAATTCGAAATTTCAAAGGCATTCAAGCTTACGAGTTAACACCAGAGGGTGAAACAGTAAATGTTCAAGGCGATAACGGTACAGGTAAGACAACGCTGTATGATGCATTCTTATGGGCTTTGTTTGGTAAAAACTCAGCAGACCAATCAGATAGCAAATTTGACTGGAAGCCACTTGATAGCCAAGGGAATGAATTACACCACCTAGAGACAGAGGTAGAAATCACCCTAGACATCGATGGCCAAGAAAAGAAACTAAGTCGAATGATTTCAGAAAACTGGACTAAAAAACGTGGATCTATCGAAGAAACGTTTTCTGGCCACAAGACAACTTTCAAAATTGATGATTTGTCAGTTAAGAAGAAAGAATATACCGACTATTTAGATGACTTAATTGGTGAAGAACGCTTTAAGTTATTAACCAACGTTAACTACTTCCCAGAAGTGCTTGATTGGAAGAAACGTCGTGAAGTCCTAATTGAAATGGTTGGAGATATTACCGATGCAGATGTTATTGCTACAAATAACGATTTAAAGCCACTTACAGAGCTTTTAAAGGGCAAGTCTGCAGAAGAACTAATGAAGCTAACTAAACAGCAAATGAAGCAAGCTAATGAAGATATCGAGGCATTACCGAGCCGAATTGATGAAGTGGATAGAAGTTTGCCTGACTTAACGGGTTTAGACAGAGAACAGCTTCAAGAGGATGAATATGCTAAAGAGCGCCTAATCAGCCAGTATCAAGAAGATATTTTGAATATCAAAAATGGTGATGGCCAAAGTAAGCTGAAAAATAACTTGGCCAATAAGCAACTCGAATACCGTGAAGCACTTGCTGACTACAACGATAAGCAAAAAGAAGAAGTGTCCGGCTTTGAAGAAATGCTACAAGCTAAACAATCTGAAAGGAACGAGCTAACAAATAAGCTTTCAACTGCTAAAAATAAGCTAACTGAAAACGAATTTGAAATCAAAAATAACAACAGTCAATTAGAAACATTGGTATACGAAAAAGACCAATTATCTAAACAGTTCTTTGAGGTTAGAGATAAGACAATGGCATCGTTTGATGAGCATCGCACTACTTGTAAAATGTGTGGCCAAGAATTGCCTGCAGACCAAATTGAAGAAATTAAAGCTAACTATCAAAAAGAAGTTGAAGCATTTAACCAAGATAAAGCTGCAAAATTAGAAGACATCCAAGTAAGAGGCAAAGAAAAAGCTGAGCAAATCAAAGAGTGCGAAGCAAAAGTAGAAATAATTGAACAACAGAAATCAGACATCATTAGCGAAATTAAAAAGCTTACTGAAGCAATTAGTGAGTTAGATAAGTCAATCACTGGCATTCAAGGCGAAATTAAGGCTATCAATGACGATCAAACACCATTTGAAGATACTGAGCATGGCAAGCAATTAACCAAGGAAGGCCAAAAAATTCAAGCCAAAATCGCTGCAGGTAGTGAAGCTTATGAAGAAGATATCAAGTTACTGAACGAGAAAATTGATATCGCTAAAGCGGAGCTAGTGATCATTAACGATAATCTGTACAAGTTTACAGCATACGCAAACCAATCGAAACGCAAGCAAGAACTTATTGACAGTGAAAAAGAGATTTCAGCACATTATGGCCAATTAGAAACTCAACTTTACTTGCTAGAAGAATTTACTAGATCAAAAGTTAATCTATTGACCGATGCAATCAATGACAAGTTTAAATTCGTGCAGTTTAAATTGTTTGAAGAAAACATCAATGGTGGGCTTGAAGAAATTTGTGAGCCAACGGTTGACGGTAACAACTATTCAACAGGATTGAATAACGCAGCACGTATCAATGCAGGGCTAGACATCATCAACACCTTGATGGACTACTACCAAACAAAGGTACCAGTGTTTATTGATAACGCAGAAGGTATTAACGAAATTATCGATATTGACACGCAACTGATTACTTTGTCAGTTTCAAAACATAAAAACCTAAACGTAACGACTTTATAGGAGGCAGAGCAATATGACAAACCAACTAGTTAATCAAAATAATTCAGTTCAAGGACTACTTAAAAACCCCGCCATTCAAAAGAAATTCAATGACGTATTAAAAGATAAATCAAACAGTTTCACTTCAAGCTTAATCAGTTTAGTAAACGGTGATGGAAATCTTTCTGATTCAGAGCCTATGAGTATCGTCGCTAGTGCGATGCAAGCAGCTCAACTAGACTTACCAATTGAGAAACAGTTAGGTCTAGCGTATATCGTCCCATTTAACGGGAAAGATAGAGCAACTGGTAAATGGGTTAAAAAAGCCCAATTTATGCTTGGATATAAAGGTTACATTCAACTAGCTCAACGTTCTGGACAGTATCGAAAATTAACCGTTGACGTCCTTTACGAGGGTGAATTGATTTATTGGGATAGATTCAAAGAAGATTTGAAATATGATATGAACGCTAAAACTAGCGATGAAGTTGTTGGATATTTTGGCCATTTTGAGCTTTTAAACGGGTTTGAAAAAACGGTTTATTGGACGAAAGAGCAAGTAGAAAAACATCGAATTGAAAACAATAAAGCAAAAGATAAACGTAAATTGACAGGGGTATGGGCATCAAATTATGACGCTATGGCACAAAAGACAGTTATTAGAAACTTGTTGAGTAAGTGGGGTATCTTATCTGTCGAAATGCAAAATGCGCTAGTTAACGATGACACAGTCAATGACATTGATAATAGTGGCCAAGTCCAACGAGTAGATGTGACTGAGTCTGTTGACGATGTACAAGTAGAAATTAATCAAAACGCTAACACAGAAGAATTAGACTTCAACCAGTCAGAAGATCCATTCCCAATCCAAGAAGAACAGAAAGCACCTAAATCAAACAACATCAAACCAAAGGCCGAAACTACACCAGCAAGTAAAGGCTTTGAAGATATTGAACCTGGTTTCTAATCATGCTAGAAATTAAAACTTTTGGCTCAAGCTCAAATGGTAACTGTTACTTGTTGAAAGACGGTAACAGCTACCTATTGCTTGAAGCTGGCATACAACCAAAAAGGATGCAACTAGATTGGTCAAAAGTAGAAGGAGTGCTTATCAGTCATGAACACCAAGACCATGCAAAATACGCCAAGGATATCGTTAAACGAACAGGAGCAGACATATTTTGCTCAGCGGGTACAGGAAGTGTACTCAGCGGTGTACCAAGCCACAGAGTCAATCATGTTGAAGCTAAGAGAAATTTTACCACCGATAATTGGAAAATTATGCCGTTTGACATTGAACACGATGCTAAAGAGCCTTTGGGTTTCCTCATCGAGACGCCGTCTAAGCAAAGAGTGCTGTTCGCAACTGACACGTATTACATTCGATATAAATTTACTGGAATCACTCATCTAATGATTGAGTGCAACTATGATCTAGACATTTTAGAAGATAACTTCTTATCTAGAAAAATAGATAAAAAGCAGCGTTTAAGAATCATTACAAGTCACTTTGAATTAAGTAATGTGAAGCAATTTTTGCAATCTAATGACTTGTCAAAATTACAAGAAGTACATTTACTGCATCTTAGTGACAGAAATTCAGATGCAGAGCAGTTTAAACGAGAAATACAGGCGATTGTTGGAGTTCCAACATACATAGCAGAGTAGGAGGTAGTTAAGTGGCAAATAGGAGAATGTTCGCAAAGACAATTATTGATAGTGATGTATTTCTGGATATGCCGCTATCAACCCAGGCGCTATATTTTCATTTAAGTATGAGGGCGGATGATGACGGTTTTATCAATAATCCTAAGAAAATATCACGAATGATTGGGTGTGCAGAAGACGATTTGAAATTACTCATTGCTAAAAAGTTCCTGCTGCATTTTGAAAGTGGTGTAGTAGTAATCAAACATTGGCTAATTCATAACCAATTAAGAAAAGATCGTTATACACCTACTAATTACCAAGATGAGTTCAAGCAACTAGAAAAAAAAGAAAATGGATCATACCGAAAAGGTGAAGGAAATAGCGCCCCAACAAGGATTGACGTAACACCAAAACCGAATACCAACCAGTTGGCGACCACGTGGCAACCAAATGGCAACCAAATGGAAACCCAGGTAAGTATAGGTAAGGATAGTCTAGTTAAGGAAAGTAAAGACAAGGACAGTCAAGAGGAAAATGTCGTCATAGGTGCTATTGATTTTTACCAACAGAATTTTGGCATCTTGAATCCATACACTAGCCAACAAATTGTGGATGCAATTGAAACTTTTAATGACGACATTGTAATTAAAGCCATGCAGATAGCCTTAGAAAATAACGTCCGTAATTACAACTATGTCAGAGCGATATTAAAAAAATGGTATGAGCATAATGCAACAACCATTGAGGATATAGAATCCTTGGAGGTTGAACACAAAAATAAACAAGCTAAGAAGTCATATGGAAAGTCACAAAAAGAATCTGTAGCACCTAAATGGCTAAACCAAGAAACAAGACAAGAGAAATATCAAGGCAAAGAAGCAGCTATAGAACCAAAACAAGTTAGTGAAGATGAAATTGCAGCATTAGAAAAATTAAAGAGTTCAGTATTAGGGGGAGAATAAAATGGCAAAAATCATGATTAGCTCAACAGCAGGAAAAGTAACTTTTGAAGCAGAAGAAATTACACAAAGAAAGGTAATGCTGCTATTACAGTTAATTGGTACTCAAGATGAGCCGACTGTAACCATTGACGCAAAAGCTCTTGAAGAAAGTCTTGTTCCATAAACAGAAAAAGAAGAAATGGAACATGACAAAAATTGGTACGAATATGGCGATTCGGTAAAAGTGGCGATTGATTGCCCTGCGTGTAAGACAAAAAAACAAGTTTATGGGCGATATGGAAATCGCTATACAAAATGCCCAGACTGTTTCACAAAATTACACAATGACCCCGCCACAGTTGAAGGCTTTGGAGTGAAAGACGATGAAGGCAATTTCTATTCAGCCAATTCTATTCACTACACAGATGATGAACAAAGAGAGTGGAATAAAGTGTTTGGTAATGATGGCGAATAAAGAAATCATCATTCCTTACGAATTAATGGACCTGAACACATATATCAACAACAACAGGGCTAATCGCATGAAAGGTGCTAAATCAAAACGAGCATATACAAGGTTATGTGCGTTGTCAGTTAAAGCAGCAATTAACCAAGGTCTTGAAATCAAAGAAGGTGAAATGCCTATTGATTTGCATTTTAAATGGTATGTGCCAAATAGGAAAAAAGATAAAGATAATATCGCCTTTGGTAAGAAGTTCATTTTGGACGGCATGCTAAAGGCGGGGTTGCTTGAAAATGACGGTTGGAAACAGATAGGCAATTTCAAAGATTCGTTTTATGTGGATAAAGAAAATCCGCGGGTAGTAGTGGAAATAGAAGGAGTAAAACATGAAATATGAATTAGGAGATAAAGTTAGAATCAGCGCTTGTTATAAACGAAAATTGCTATCTGATCAACTTAAAGACGATGGCATTGAAACTGACTTAGAAGAGTACCTAGAAGCCGATGATATGGCTGGTGACTGCTATACCTTTATTAAATACGACCGAGAAAATATTGATGAAACAGGATACATCGCTGGCATGAGAACTATCAAAATTTCAGCTGACTTGACATATAGCAATGGAGATAATCCGTTTGAAAGGGAAGGCGTATACCAAGAATCTGAAAAATATAAGAAATTTTATCTAGTTGCCACAAGAATGAATATGTTTAGATACGTTGATTTTGATGATATTGAGTATATAGGAGGAGCAAGCAAATGAATGCAGATAACACGATAATTTTAAATGGCAGATTGACCAGAGACGTGGAAATGAGCTATATGCAAGACGGCAAGGCAGTAGCTAAGTTTACAGTGGCCGTTAACAGAGCGTACAAAGATGCCAATGGCGATAGACAAGCTGACTTTCATAATTGCGTGATCTTTGGAAATCGAGCTGAGGCAGTTGCTAACTATTTCCATAAAGGCGACATGATTGGAATAGTTGGTGAGCTGAGAGATAACAACTATGAAAAAGATGGTGTAACTCACTATAACAAACAGATTGTTGTAGATAGTTTTGGATTTAGAGGTCAGAATAGTCAAAATAATAACGCTAGTGGCGCTCAAAACAACGACATGGGTGAATACAACCAACAAACACAAAACGCCGCACAGGGTCAGTATGGAGCAAATAATGCTAGTCAGTTTGGTGGTTTTGCTAATCAACAAAATAACATCAACGTAACAGATGATCAGTTACCGTTTTAGGAGGATAGAATATGAATTACTTATCAACTAGAGATTTATACAAATTACTGTCTTTTGAATTTGACATGACCCAAACTAAAATGCGTGAAGCTTGCGAAGTAACAGCATTTTTATGGAATAGAGACGAAGATGTTAAGGATATGCTGCCTAAGATTGACAAAGGATTAGCCCAGCTTTTTGGACATGATTATCGTAGTCCTGAAAACATCAGGAAGTATGAGCGCCACAGAGGTATAGCAAATGATGTAGACCCTAAAAAGTTAGTGCAATTACGCCTTCGAAAAAAGTACAGCATTAGCAAATTGGCAAAAGAAACAGAAGTATCGTACTCAATTATTAAGAAGTTAGAGAATTCTGAAGTTAAAATTCAAAATTGGAGGGTTTACAAAAATCTATCTTTGATTTTGGAAGATGATTTGCTAAAAGCTGATAGCAAGTATAAAGAGCGAAAAAACAAAAATCGCAAACCTAAAAAGAGATCCATTACTTTTAAAAATATTGCAACAAGAGGTAGTAAGTTGAGTTGGAAAATGGGACATAAGGTAGTTTATTAGGAGGACTGGAAATGACAGATGAAGAACCAACAAGCATTTCCAATTTACTGGCAACTTACGAAAATGGCGGAGAAAACGGAAAGTAGGAGGAACAGCAAGATGGTAAGAAATAAAAGTATTGATTTGAACAATCATTTATTCGAGCAATTAGAGCGTTTGAATGACACAGATTTAAAAGGTGATGACCTAAAAGAAGAAATTGAGCGGTCAAAAGCTGTGGCTGGTATTTCAAAGAATATTATTGAAAACTCTAAACTGGCTTTAGAAGCAGAAAAACTTAAAGCAGACTTCACGGGAGATTTCAGTACAGATAATCTGTTGCTGGTCGATTCGAATGGCTAGATTATTTACAGACGAACAAGAGAAGTTTATCGAAGAAAACATTAAAGGTGTTCTTACTGCTGATTTAACAGATTTAGTAAACGAAACTTTTGGAACTAGCTATACGGTAAGTCAAGTTAGAAACTTAAAAAATCGTAGGAGATGGAGTAGTGGTCTAATCACTCATTTCGAAAAAGGACACAAGCCATTTAATAAAGGGTTAAAGCAGACCGATTACATGGCAGCAGAACAAATTGAGAAAACTGAGGCGACAAGGTTTAAAAAGAATAGTGTGCCACCTAATTGGAAAGAAATTGGATCTACAAGAATATCCAAAAATGGTTATTTACAAATTAAAGTTTCTGACTTAAAAGGCAACAAGAATTATAAACCCTATCATCGACTGATTTACGAAAAACATCATGGCGTAAAAATTAAAGATGATGAAGTAGTTGTTTTCTTGGACCAAAATAAAATGAATTTTAGCATTGATAATTTAAAATTGGTCAAACGAAGGGAACTAGGGAAGTTTAATAAAGAATATGCAAAAATGAAGCATCCAGAATTAAATGAACAGATTTTAAATTTAATTAAATTTGAATTAACGATAGCGGATAAGGAGGTGGAGTAGATATGTTTTGGTATTACATAGAAAGGGTAATGATGACCATATTCACAATAGCAGCGGGGATATTAGTTTTAACTTCAGCTATTGGGCTAATTGAATATTTTAGTGAAGGTTCGACTACTGAGAAAATCGAAACTACAACCGCAACACCAATCTACCAACAACAAATCGGTGATGAGGCTGACCCAGATATTCTAATCATCTACGAAGCGGAAGTTAATGGTGTGAAGGTTTATCCAAGTGTGATTAAGGAGGCGGAATAACCAATGCGAGATATTAAATTTAGGGCGTGGGATAAGAAGAAAAACGATTGGTTTGATGATGGGGGATCTTTATACATTGAGCTAAACGGAAATATCAATTTTGGTTGGAATGGTGAAGTTATGGACGATTACACCGACAGAGTCATCCTACTGCAATACACAGGCTTAAAAGACAAGAATGGCGTTGAGATTTATGAGGGCGATTTTCTGATGGCTGGTGACGCTTATCTGGGTGTCATTAAATACCATTCGACAAGGGCGCAATTTATCGGGAAAAACATCGGTGAGACATTTCAAGAAGATGTATACGACACATTATACACAAAAAATGGCAGATTTAATTCTGCGAAAGTCATCGGAAACATTTACGAAAACCCAGAGTTATTGGAGGAATTAACAAATGGCTAAACAAGTAACAGTATATTCAAAACCTGATTGCATGCAGTGTAATTTTACTAAAAAATGGCTGAAAGAACGGAACGTTCCATACACAGAGTTGAATGTTAAAGAGGATGACGCTGCCTTGTCTGAAATAAAAGAGATGGGCTATCAGGCAGTACCTGTGATTGTTACCGAAACAGAAAATTGGTATGGGTTTCAACCAGACAAATTGGCTAAGTTGGTGGAATAAATGGGCTTAATAGCACAAATACTAGTATGCATTGGCGCTTTTGCCCTAATTGTCGTGGTAGGTACTTTTGTAGGGATACTACTTGTTACGGTAGAAGATATTATTGTAGAGCGTGAGCAGGAAAGGGAAAGATCAAAATGGCGTACAAAAAAGTAACGGTAATTCAAGGGAAAACAGGTTGCTTAGAAATAGACGGGGAAAGTGCCTATGAGCAAGTAGATAGACAGGTTAAATCTAATAAGCAAGATATCTATGTAAACGAGGATATCGGCAGTATGGTGACTGAGAGAATCATTAGGGCAAGTGACATTGAAGCGTACTATATTAAGGATGTAATAAACTAGAAGGAGTGTTGGCATGCTATTTCCAGAAGTTAATGAAAAAGCTACAAAAGAAAGAGTGGATAGTTTACTAAAGAACTATCATAAGATTAGACGTCTGTCAGGCATGCCAATTGAGCAGAAGGTCACAGCAACATATAGCCTAGATCCGAAGAGCTTTACGGGTATGAATTCAAGCGCAATTGAGAATGGGACTATTAAGAAATTAGATGCAGTTAGCTTATATCGAGATATCAACGCTGCAATTAATACCTTGGATGCTTATTCTAGAAAACGCATATACAATAAGTACATCAATTCAACTAGGTTTTATGATTATGAGGTTTATAGCGCTGAAAACATCAGCGAAGCAACCTATTACCGTGAAGTTGGCAAAGCTATGATAGAATTTGCGGAAGCTTTTCAAAGTGGTAGTTTGCTAGTTTTTGAAAATGAGTGATTATTGAAAGATGTGTGATTGAGAAACATAGTATTATGTTAATTGAGATAAGTGGCTAATGCTTATCTCTACTATGGATCGCCATTCTAAGGAATGCAGTAAAGTCCTATCGCCACGGAAATGGAAAAGATAGGCAGAGCTGACAAAGTCAGTATTATACATAACAAAGTAACTATGCTTGGTAGCTAAAAGACAGCACGCTTTGAAGTGGGTTCGATTCCTACAATAGTTGTAGCAAGGGACAACAACTCAAAAACAAACGATTTACTCAATTGTTTACCCTTGCACGTTGGGATATGGGGAAGGTAAGGTAAAACTTACGGTTGGTTCGAGTCCAGCTATCCCAGTTAATTTCAAGTCACTTAGGTGGCTTTTTTATTTTATAAAGGTGGTGGTCAAGATAGATAAAGAAGAAAAGCTAATAAAAGAAATTTCTGATATGGCTAACGATCTTATGAAAGATTGGCCATCATCGAGAAATAGGCAAAAGCAGTTTATTTTAGAGTATGTTGCTAGTGGTTTTATTAATGCCTCGGATGCTGCAAGAAAAGCTGGATATAGCGAGAAAAACGTAAACAATACAGCTAGCAATATGCTTTCAGGTATTAACAAGTTCGTGCATATTTCAGAAGTGGTTGAAGAATTAAAAAAAGCCTATGAAGAACGCAACGAAGCGTTAAAAATTGCTAGTGGTACAGAGATATTACAAATACTCACAAAGCATGCTAGACGTGAATCTATTGAGTATGAAGTTACAAAAGAGGGTGATGTTGTAGAAACGCCCACAACAGTTGCTAACTCAATCAAAGCATCTGAATTGATTGGTAAGAGTTATGCGCTATTTACTGATAAGAGCGAGATTACTGGTGATATGAGCGTGACGATTGTGGATGATATAGATGAGTAAGCAAGTGATATTATCAGAAATAGTCACAGACCAATTTAAACCTTTCTGGATAGCATCAAAGAAGAAAGAGCATTTGCGATACGTCCTAAAAGGTGGACGTGGTTCTGGTAAGTCGTTTCATATCCCAATGCGTATCTTACTAGATATTATGGAGTTTCCTGTATCAGCTATTGGCATTCGTAAGGTTCAAAACACCATTCTTAAATCTGTTTACGCTAACTTTAAAGGTGCTGCTAACGTCATGGGCGTTCGGCATCTTTTTAGGTTTGTAGATTCAAGGCTTGAGATTACTTATAAGCCACGAGGCAACAAGGTTTATTTCTCAGGGGCTGATGATCCAGACAAGATTAAATCTATTAAAGATGCGGATTTCCCACTTGCAATTGCATGGTTTGAAGAATTAGCTGAATTCAAAAGTGAAGATGAAGTTACAACCATTGAAAACTCTATCTTACGTGAAGAGCTGGAAGGTAGATTTGTTCCTGACAGTCAGCGCAAGAACAAATACCCTTTTGATTACAGTTTCTATTACTCTTATAACCCACCCAAAAGAAAGCAAGTTTGGGTTAACAAGAAGTATGAGAGTGCGTTCATCGATAAGAATACCTTTGTGCATCACTCGGACTATTTAGGCAATCCGCATTTATCTAAGAAGTTTATCGAGGAAGCGGAAAACGTTAAGCAAAGAAATGAACGCAAATACCGATGGGAGTATCTAGGTGAGGCAATCGGTTCTGGTGTCGTTCCTTTTGATAATCTAAAATTTGACACGATTACAGATGATTTTGTGGAAAATGTGGATAACATCAGAAATGCAGTTGACTTTGGTTATGCAACTGACCCACTAGCTTTTGTTAGATGGCATTATGACAAGAAAAAGAACGGCATCTATGCAATTGATGAGTATTATGGTCAGAAAATCAGCAATAGGCAGTTTGCAAAGTGGCTACATGATAAAGGATATCAATCTGACTACATATTTGCTGATAGTGCAGAGCCTAAGAGTATTGCAGAGTTAAGAGATGACCACAGCATCAAGTACATTACAGGCGTTAAAAAAGGGCCAGATAGCGTTGAGTATGGTGAGCAATGGCTAGACGACTTAGATTTTATCTACATAGATCCTAAACGTACACCAAACATCGCTAAGGAGTTTGAAAACATTGATTATCAAGTTGATAAAGACGGCAATCCTAAGCCACGTCTTGAAGACAAAGACAACCATACGATTGATGCCACTAGGTACGCCTTTAGTGATGACATGAGAACAGATAGCTGGCTATATTAAGGGGTGATAATTTGGACAATAAATATCTATTTAGTGATAACACGAAAGTGCTAGCAACGGCTTTAAATAAGGCGATTGATAATGATAAGCAATCTATAAATAAAGATAAAGCTAAGACAGGTGTTAACTATTACAACTATGAACATGACATTTTAAAGAACCGCATCTTTTACATTGATGATAATGACGTGCTTAGTGAGGATAAAAACGCATCAAATGTAAAGATCCCGCATGCATTCTTTACGGAGCAAGTAGACCAGAAGGTGCAATACCTTTTATCTAATCCAGTTGAAGCGACAGTTGAAGATGAGCAATTTCAGACGTATTTAGCAGAGTATTATGACGAAGATTTTCAACTATTCTTGCAAGAGGTTTTAGAAGGTGCTTCTAAGAAAGGGTTTGAATATGCCTATGCACGTACCAACGCCGATGACAAGTTATGTTTCCAAGTTTCTGACAGCTTACAGACGTTCACAGTTGAAGATGATGAAGGCAATAAGCGCATCGTTCGCTATTATGACAAGGACAAAACAGTTGAAGGTAAAAATACCACCGTAACGGTTGCTGAGGTATGGGACGATAAGGAAGTCACTTTCTTTATCACTGATAAGAATAAACGTTTTGAATTTGATGATAGCCGTGAATTAAATCCTAGACCACACGTTGTGGCTAAGGATGCTAAGGGTCAGTTATTGAAACGAAGTATGGGGCAGATACCTTTCTACCGTTTATCCAACAATAAACAAGAACGTACAGATTTAGAGCCAATTAAGGCGCTAATTGATGACTATGATCTAATGGCTGCATTCTTGTCTAACAACTTGCAAGACTTCTCAGAAGCTATTTACGTTGTACGTGGCTTTAGGGGCGATGACTTAAGCAAGTTACGTCAAAATATCAAAGCTAAAAAGACAGTTGGTGTTGGTGAAAATGGTGGTGTAGATGTAACTACCGTTGACATTCCTGTTGAAGCCAGAAAAACCAAGCTAGAAATTGATAAGGATGCAATCTATAAGTTTGGTATGGCTTTTGATAGCACACAGCTAGGCGATGGCAATATCACTAATGTTGTTATTAAATCACGCTATGCTTTGCTGGACATGAAAGCTAACAAAGCGGAAGTAAGACTTAGATCAATGCTTAAGTGGATTAATGAGCTAATTGTTGACGATATCAATAGACGTAATGAAACAAGTTACAATGCTAGCGACATTGAAATCACTATCACTCGAGAAACAATGGTCAACGAGAATGACATTTATTTGAATGAGAAAGTTCAAGCTGAAACGCGAGAGGTTATCATCCAATCTATTCTTGCATCAGCACCTCGTTTAGATGATGAATCAGTGCTTAAACTCATTTGTGAGCAGTTTGAGCTTGATTTTGAAGAAGTACAGCTATTACTTGAGGAACAAGGCTATACAACTGGCTTACAAGATGACACTGACCCACCAGAAGTAGGTGAAGATGATGCAACAACTGGACAAGTGGAATAAGGAGCTAGAACAGCTATCTAAGAAGCGATACAAGCGAATGGATAACGAACTATATAACGCTTATAAAGACGGCTTAAAACAACTTAAATTGGAAGTTAAGCAGTATATAGATGCTTATGACTCGCTTAGCTTTTCTCAAAGGTTGCAAGTCGAACGGCAATTACAGGTTGCTACTCAGATTAATGACGTAATTAATGAAATGGGTGGTAAAGAAGAGCGGTTGTTGCGTAGCTTTATATCTGACGAAGGTACTCAAGGTTACTTTGGTACATTCTATGCGCTTGAAGGCGCTGAAAATATTCAACTCAACTTTGCAATGTTGCCAGAGGACTATATAGCTGAACTTGTTAATACACCAGTAGCTGGCAAGAGGTTATCCACAAGGTTATACACAAACCAAAGTCAATTGGCTAAAGAAGCTACTAATGCACTGCTTCAAGGTTCGTTTAGGGGTGAAGGCTATGCTAAGGTTGCTAAACGTGTAGGAGAGCTAACAGAAGCTAACTACAAGCAAGCCTTGCGTATTGCCAGAACAGAGGGTGGTAGGGTTCAAAGCGCTGCCAAACAGAAGTCTTACGTTGAAGCCAAGAATAAAGGTATTGACATTCAAAAGAGATGGTTATCAACTTTAGATAAGAAAACACGCCACTCGCACCAAGAGTTAGATGGCCAGACTGTTGATGTTGAAGGACAGTTTGAATACAAAGGTTTGCATGCAGATGCACCTAGGTTGTTTGGTGTAGCAGAGCAGGATATTAACTGTCGGTGTACGACTATTACAGTGGTTAATGGTATAGCACCAGACGCCCGAAAGGATAACGAAACAGGCGAGGTAATCGACTATGCTAACTATAATGATTGGGCAGTGGCTAAAGGCTATCAACAAGCTCAACCTAAACCAGTTACACCGAAAACAGTAACCTTTGATGGATTCAAAATCATGAGTAAAGCCAACATGAAAGAAGCTGTAGGTGATGACAGGTATGATCAATTTGTTGGTGCACTGAATAATATTACTGATGAACGAACTAAACAGTTGTATAGTCATTACGGCGACAGGATTGAATATGAGAAAGTCATCAATGCGAATGGGGTTTCGAGTGCTCACAGAAATGTGGTTAAGCTGCATGATCGTGATTTCGCTGACAGGTTAGGTAAACCAGCTTTACAGACTGTTTTCCATGAAAATGGCCACGCTTTTGATAACATCGGTCTAGAAGTTCTGACTGGTGAAAAAACATATATTGCTGGCAAGAAAAAAATCAAGGGTAGAAAAGGAAAAATGGTTGAAGTCGACAATATTGTTAGCCATGCTTCAAGCCTCCCACAATACAACCTTAAAGAAACGATTAAGCGTGATTTCTGGCAGTATTTAAATGGCGATTTACCTATGTATGAAGATGTTGGTCCAAAACCTCGTAAAAAAGCCGATAAAGTAATATGGGAAGAAGAAACCTCTCGGATATACAATGAAAGTCGGAAGAATCGTGAAGTCTTCATAAGTAAATACAAGGCCTTAGCGAAAGAAAACCTAGAAACATATGGCGCTTTATCAGATATTGCCGAAGGCACCGGGTATATTGGAGAAAACAAACCATTAGGCACAGGTCACGGTAAAAACTATTGGAAACGTGACGGAAAACTAGAAACTGAATTCTTTGCTCATGTTTCAGAATCAATCACAGTTAACCCAGAATCTTATCAAGTTTTACAAGAGGTTTTTCCTAAATCTATTGGAATTTGGGAGCAAATTGTGGACGACATCATAAAAGGAGCTGATTAAATGTTTACCGCAGAAGATGGCGCAATGGAAATTATAGAAAATGCTACTGATAAATATCAAAAGCAATTTGATGAAGAATTTCCGCTGTATGAGTATATCTATATCACTGGTGATGATGACTATGATTTTACAGTTGATGGGGCTAAGCAATTAGCAGCATTCATTAATGGCCGAATTGATATTGATAAGCCTGTACCAGTCCCCAATGACTATTATGAACGTGATTATTAAGTTAGGAGGCATCACAATGACAATGACTGAATTTGAAAAGAAAATGCTAGCAGAAGTTAAAGGCATTCGTAAAGAATTACATGAGATGAATAAGCCTGTTAAAATCAACGGCCAAGTTGATGGTAAAGACATCGTTAATGCAATGAACGAGAACATTCTAAACTCAATCAAGACGTCAGGCGAGGCATGGAAATGATTAAGCGATGGCTATTAAAGGTATTAAACAGGTGCATTCTAGTGGCATACCGCTTGCGGTAGATTAGGAGCGTGGTCTTTATGCTGAAAAATGCAAGTATCTAAATTTTGAATACGATGAAAACAAAAAAAGGAGATTTATATGAAGACGAGAATTGAAGAAATTAACAAGGAACTTGTAGAATTAAGGGATAATGGAATTTCAAGAGGAGAAGTTTCAGATGGATATCATACATTTGATGAGCTTTATTATCACAGAATGGTGCTGTTTGCTATTATCTGCAATCAAAATCCAGAGATTTCGTGGAAATCTAAAAAACATCATGACGGCACTATGTTTGATGAAGATAGCTTTATCTGTGGGATTGAGACTCCAGAAGGTAGTTATACATATCATTACAATCTAGAATTTTGGGATATTTATCAAGTCAAGGAATTAGAGTTCGCTCCCGAATACGACGGGCACAAACCGTCAGACATCACTAGATTACTAAGTATTTTATAGACCATTAGCAATCGCTAGTGGTTTTTATTTGTCCGAAATGACGTTATAAACTAACTGGCTATCAGAATAACTAGCGAACCTTAAAACTTGAACTGACAAGAATAAAAAGAAAAAGGGGATATAAGAAGATGGATTTTAAAGAATTAGTTGCAAAGCATACAGGTGAAGATGGCAAATTGGATACAGAAGCATTTGTGAAAGAATTAAATACAGAAATGCCGAAGAATTACGTGCCAAAATCTGAATTTAATACAAAAAACGATGAGCTGAAGGAAGCTAACAAGACCATTGACGGCTTGAAAAAAGCCAATACTGACAACGAAGAATTGCAGAAATCAATTGATGACTATAAAGTCAAAGCTGAACAAGCACAAGTAGAGCTAGCGCAAACTAAAAAGGATACGGCTATTGAATCAGCTTTGCGTGATGCAGGCGTAACAGATGTTGATTATATGCGATTTAAGTTAGGTGATATTGAAGTTGATAAAGAGGGTAACATCGTTGATTTAGACAATAAAGTTAAATCTTTGAAAGAGTCTAATCCAACTTTCTTTGGAACGAACGACAAGTCAGCAAATGAACCAGCAGGCTATCAGGTCGTAGACAATGGACTTGATAAAGGAAAACCATCAGACCCAGAAGCAACAGCAACAGCAGATTTTGAAGCAGCATTAGGACTATAAAAAGAAAAGAGGAAAAATAAATGCCAAACGTATTAGAATATTCAAAAATTTTTCAACCGTCATTAGATAAACAAGTCGTACAAGAATCGACTACAGGTTGGATGGAAGCAAACGCAAACTTAGTTAAATATAACGGTGGTAATGAAGTTAAACTACCTAACATCTTAATGGACGGATTAGCTGACTATGACCGTACAACTGGTTTTGTTGGTGGAGATGTAACACTAGAATGGAAAACTTACGCATTAACACAAGACCGTGGACGTACATTCTCAATTGATGCGATGGACGTAGACGAAACTAACTTTGTGGTAACTGCAGGTACTGTAATGGGTGAATTCCAACGTACAATGGTAGTGCCAGAAATTGATGCTTACCGTTACTCTAAGTTAGCTACATTAGCTATTGATGCATCTCAAACACGTTCAGTTGCGGTTACTGCCACTGATATTGTTGATCAATTACTTGCTGACTTAAACGGTATGGAAGATGTTATCGGTGCTAAAGAAGTGGTAATCACAATGAACCCAATCTTAGCTGGTCAATTAGCTAAAGCTGGTAAAGATTACATTTCAAAAGCTATGTTAGCTAAAGGTACATTATCAGTTGAAGTACAATCATTCAACGATAACGCAATCGTAAAAGCACCTTCTAAGTTATTGAAAACTGCTTTCGAGTTTAACGATGGTACTACAACAGGGCAAGAATCTGGTGGATTTAAAGCAGCAGACGGCGCTTTAGACATCAACTGGTTAATCTCTACAAAAGATGCACCAATTGCAATCTCTAAGACTGACAAAGTGCGTACATTTGCACCAGATACTAACCAAAAGGCAGATGCTTGGAAAATTGATTACCGTAAATATCATGATTTATGGGTACCAGCAAGCAAATTAACTTCAATTTACGCTAATACTAAACCAGCAGTATAGGAGGTGTAACCTATGCGTACATTCCAATTAGATAACGTGGTTAAGAAAACTGATAACGAGGTCAAGGCTAAGAAATACTTAGCCATTGGCTTTAAAGAAATTGGTATTGAAGAAACAGAACAACAAGAACAAACTGAAAGCATCAACTTAAACAAGTTAGATGCCAAAGGCTTGAAAGAAGTTGCTGACGATCGTGGTATTGAATACGCTAAAAATGCCACTAAAGAGCAAATGTTGGAACTTTTAGGGGAGTAGTCATTACTCCTCTTTTATTTTGAGGAGGTTTTAAGATGATTATTACTTTAGAAGAAGCCCGTAAACTTAATTCGAGTATTGAACAAGATGACCTAGATGCTTTTGAAACGAGTGTTAGAGAATTAACTAACAACAACTTTCAAAACAAACATGTGCGCTTTAAAGGTGTCGAGTTTGTAAGTGACAACATCATTCTTGTCAAAGAAGTCATCAGAGGATTGCGAGTTGGTGACACCATAGAAGTCAATTACAGCCATTATAACGATGGTTTGTTCACGGTGGCATCAATAGATGGCAAGCAGATTACAGTTGAAGGAACACCGTTTTTTGAAGCCAATTCAGGGCTTGCGATGGTGACTAAGGTTGAATACCCATCCGACATTAAGCGAGGCATCAAAAAGCTGATTGAGTATGATGTGAAAATGGCTGATAAGGTCGGTATTAAGTCAGAAACAATTAGCCGAATGAGTACCACTTACTATGACGTTAACGGTTCTGATAATACAGACGGTTATCCATCTAGCTTACTATCATTCCTTGAGAAGTATGAAAAGATGAGGTGGTAAAATGCAACAAACTTTTACTATTCAACAGTTTTCTCAGGTTGATGACGGAATTGGTGGTTATACCGAAGAATGGGCTAAGTTTAAGACAGTTAAAGGCTACCTTGACCTAGTAACAGGTACAGACATTAACGCCGTTCAGAACGCAATTATAGAGCAATCAACGCATATTGTTATTATCCCTAGTTTTACAACAGGAATTACTGACAAAATGCGTGTAGTTGATGCTGATAACCGATGGTACTCAATCACTTATGCTGATGATCCAGTTGGCCAACATCACCACAATGAGCTTTATGTGAAATATGGAGGTGTTTTAAATGGCTAAAGGTTGGAAGTTTGAAGATAACAGTGCCAAAATAAAAGCGATGCTTGAATCAGCAAGTGAAGAAGCCATGGAAGCAGCAGGATTAATGATAGAATCACAAGCTAAATCACTAGCACCAGTCGGTGATAGTGGAGAGTTAAGAGATAAGATTAATCACACTGTAAGCCGTGAAAATGGTGTCGTGGTTGGTAAAGTTGGTTCGCCTACTGATTACTCAATTTATGTTGAGTATGGTACTGGTGAAATGGCCGAGAATGGTGCCGGTAGAAAAGGTGGATGGGTGTATAAGGCGCCTAATGGTAAATGGTACTACACTCGTGGCCAAAAACCTAAACCATTTTTAAGACCAGCTTTCAGACGTAACAAAAAGAATATTCAAGACATTGTTGGTAAGCACTACAAAGCTAAATTTTAGGAAGTGATGAGTTGATAGAATTTCTAAAAGAATTAAATCAACAATTTAGATTAGTCGTGCCAGAATCGTATCATGAGCGAAATAATAAGGCTACAGTCGTCTATCCATACGTTACCTATGACTTTGACAGCGAAGCCATAGAACGTAATGTAGACGGCTTTTATGTTGATGTAGATATATTTGATAACAATTCAAGCTATGTTGACATCTTTCAAATCGAAGAAGCCCTTAAAACTCATTTCAAAGATAATCGCAAGTTGACGGATGATTTTTTCATCCGTTTTAATTTTTTGCGGTCTAACAAGATACCAACGGGTGACGACAATATTAAAAGACGTAATTTGCAGTTTTACTGCAAGATTGATTGGAGGAATAAATAATGGCATTAAAAAAGACAGGCTATAGCAATACAACATCAAAGAACTATTTAATTAACGCTGCAACTATCTACACAGGTGTTAAATATGACGATGCAGCTGGTGATTTTACAGGTACATTGCACGGGGCTACTAGTGGCGGTGTAACGCTAACAGTTGAGCAATCTTATCGTGATATCGACATTGATGGTACTAGCCACATGAAAATAAAAGGTAACAAGGCACTAGAATCAGCAACGGCAACTGTTACAGCAAACATGAAAGAGTTAACTGCTGAAAATATCCGTAAATCGTTAAACGGTAGTATTCGAGAAGCTGTAGTTGGAGAGGCGCCAGTTGGCTATCAAGTCATTGAAACTAAGCGCTATTTAGAAGATGGTGACTACATTGAAAACATGGCCATTGTCGGTACTTTAAGCGGTACAGATAAACCCGTTATCGCAATTTTAGATAACGCCATTTCAACTGGCGGACTTGAATTAGGTACAGAAGACAACAACGAGGCAGTTGTTGAACAAACTTATGAAGCTCATGCGACTGTTGAGCAATTGGACGCAGATCAATATCCATGGAGAATTTTATTCCCAACGGTAGAGGCGTAGTAGAGCAACCAGATGGCGTAGTAGAGCAACCAGCTCAATAATAGGAGGACTTTAGATGACATTAGAAATGCGTGATCTTAAGGGTGATGACTTATTCACCCTTTTATCAATTGTAGGTAAATTAGATATTAAAGACGAGTTTATTAAGATGTTTGAAAATAATTCGAACGCTGATAAAGTTGTGCCAATGGACAAGCAGAAAAAAGAACCAACAAAAGCTGAGAAAGCCAAGCAAGAGGCAGAAGCTGAAAAACGTGGCATGGAAGTTATGGCCAACTTACTTCAAAAAGTATTGGTTAATATCGGCACGATTAAGAAAGATATCAATAGCTTGTTAGCTGATTTAACGGGTCAAACAGTTAAAGATATTCAAAATTTAGGTTTAAAAGAATACACAGCGCTTGTTATTGCCTTCTTCAAGAAACCAGAGTTAGCTGATTTTTTCTCATCTATCGCATCATTACTACAGTAGATGGTGACGGTGTTTTTAAATTAAAAGATACGCTATTTAAGCGCTATGCTAATCCGTTAGACCTCATGAGTACATACTCATTGGAAGGTTTAGCGGATTTTATTTTGCAGTTATACGATGAAGAACGTGAAGAAGATCTTTGGGAAACATGGCTACACAAAGACCAAAAAGACGACTTTAAAACGTTTAAGAAAAAATACTTTAAACAAGCGTACAGAAATAAACCTAAGGCGCTATCGAAGGAGGAAGAAGAACGCAACATTGCTAATGCAATGAGGTTCATCAAACCTACTAACAAAGGTGGTGAGAACGAATAATGAATGAAATTTTTAAGCTGTTTGGGACAATTGGACTGAACAACAGCGAGGCAAACAAAGGTATCGATGAAACAACTGGTAAGGCTCAAAGTGCAAGTGGTAAAATCGCCGGATTCTTTAAAAAGGCAGCAGTGACCATTGGTACCGTATTTGCTGCAGGAAAACTAATTGATTTTGGTAAAACGGCAGTAGAAGCGGCAGCAGGCGCTAAGGCGGTTCAAGCACAATTTGAACAAGTATTTGGCGATATGCAAGGCAATGCGGGCAAAATGATATCCTCGATGGCGGATGAGTTTGGCATGGTACCTACTAGATTGAAACCATCAATGACCAAAATGACATCCATGTTTAAAGGTCTTGGTATGGATACGGAAGAAGCTATGACACAAGCAAGTGATGCAGTACGCTTATCAGCGGATGCTGCTGCTTTTTATGATGTGTCTTATGAAAGTGCTAACCAATCGCTAACATCCTTTATTAAAGGTAACTATGAGGGTGGGGAAGCCATTGGTATTTTTGCCAATGAAACCCAAATGGCTCAATTTGCTATCCAAAAAGGACTTGTAGGATCTACCGCTGAATGGTCTGCACTAGATGAGGCCACGAAACAAGCTACACGTTTAGAATACGCCCAAAACATGCAAGAGCTTGGTGGAGCGACTGGACAGGCTAGCCGTGAAGCTGATGGTTATGAGAACGTTATGGGTAACGTCAAACAAGCTTGGCAAGATTTCCTAGCGCTAGTTGGTGGCCCAATTTTAGAGCCTGTTGTAACAGCATTGCAAAAGACAACCGAATGGCTACAACAAGCTGGTGGAAAGGTGCAAGAGTTCCAAGGTTGGTTTGCACAGCTAAGGGATGAGGTGGCCAATTCAACGGCATATCAGTCCTTACAAGACGTTATAGGCGATTTAGTCGATAAGTTTATGGAGCTAAAAGAAAGCTTTGGAAACAGTCAGTTATTCGCTGATATGAAGCAAGCTTTAAGCGATTTAAAAGATACTATCTTAGAAATTGACTTTAGAAAGTTAATTGATGATGTTTCAGAGTTTCTTGACAAGTGGGGACCTTTGATTGCTGGTATTTTAGGTGCAGTTGCAGCATTTAAAATTATTTCTGGTGTGATTCCGATTGTTGTTGGTGCTTTTAAAGCATTCTCAATCATCAAGTCATTAATCACTAGTGTGGGGCTATTACAAACGGCCTTTACATTCCTAGCGCCAGTAATTGGGGCTATTAGTTGGCCAGTGGTAGCAGTTGCAGCAGTGATCGGTGTGTTAATCGCCGCTGGTGTTGCATTGTATAAGAATTGGGATGAAATAAAAGCTAAAGCAACAGAAGTTTGGGGCAACCTTGTTACCTTCTTTAGTCAGACTTGGGAATCCATTAAGACTAATGCAAGTAGTGCGTGGGAAGGTATTAAAACTTACTTTAGCAATCTATGGACATCCATTAGCACAACGGCGAGTGACGCTTGGAATAGCCTTGTAACATGGCTTACAGGTATTTGGACAAGTATAGTCACAACCGCTCAAAGTATTTGGCAAGGAATAGTAAATGTATTTACATTCGTTTGGTTGCTTGTTCAAGAGGCGTTTAACATTGCTTGGACACTAATTTCAAGTGGTTTATATGTAATTTGGCAAGGTATCGTTATAGCAGCATTAGCTATATGGCAACCAATCGTGGCTATTTTCACCACGGTTTGGAATATGGTTTCAAGTGTGTTTACAACGGTTTGGAACACAATTACGTCATACCTAACTACCATATGGCAAAGTATCATGACGGTTGCAATTGCAATCTTTACGCCCATAGCTAATTTCTACACAGCTTTATGGGAAGGCATTAAGACCGTAGCAATTGCCGTATGGGATGCTATTGTTAGCTATTTAACCGCTAGATTCACATTAATCTGGACAACTGCAACCACAATATTTAATGCGGTTAGAACTGTAATAGCAACTGTTTGGAATGCTATTAGTAGCGTTATTTCAACTGCCGTTAATGCAATTGTTACAGTGGTTTCTATTGGTTTTAACAACGTTAAAAATGGCGTGACTATTATATTTAACGCTATCCGTTCAGTTGCTTCTAGCGTTTGGAATGCTATTAAGACAGTAATTACTAATGTTGTAAACAGCATTAGGAGCGGTGTGACAAGCGGCTTCAATGCAGTTAAATCAGCAGTAACAAGCATATTTAATGCAATCCGCTCAACTGCATCTAGTATTTGGAACGGAATCAAGTCAACAGTAGTTAATATTGCTAACAGTGTTAAATCAGGCGTAAGCGGTGCTTTTAATAGCTTGAAATCAACTGTTACAAGTATCTGGAACGGTATTAAAAATGCTATCACAACACCAATAAACGCTGCTAAAAATGCCGTTAAATCAGCAATTGATAAAATGAAGAGTTTCTTTAACTTTAGTTGGGAACTACCAAAACTAAAAATGCCACATTTCAGTTTTAGCGGTAAATTCTCACTTAATCCGCCATCAGTTCCTAAGTTTGGGATTGAATGGTATAAAGACGGTGGTATTTTAACCAAGGCTATGGCGTTTGGTATGAACGGTAATGACGTGATGGTAGGTGGAGAAGCTGGTAAAGAAGCAGTTTTACCTTTAAACCGTGAAACGCTTGGCGGTATTGGTCAAGGTATTGCTGATACTATGGATATGGGTTCAGAACAGTTAGCCATGTTATTACAAGAAATCAAAGATGAATTGCATAGCCTTTTAGAAAAAGACGATACTGTCGTCGTTCAAGTAGACGGAAAGACAATTGCTAAAGTAACTAAAAACCCAATGGATGATGAACTAGGTAAGAAATCTAGAGATAAGCAAAGGAGGCTAGCAAGTGATTGGTAATCAACATATTAGAAATTTCTATTTCAATGGTAAAAGCACGGAAGAGTTTGGATTAGTTCTGAATTACTTCCGTGTAAAAATGCCGTCGAAAGCCAAGAACAGAGTTCCTTTGCCTCATACAAACAAAACGCTAGATTTCAGTACCATATACGGTGAACAGCTATACAATGACCGAGTGATAGACGCTAAAGTAACACTTCCAGGGTTTGAGTATCTTAGCCATAGTGATAAGTGGTCTTTTTGGACACAATTCACTAACTGGCTAATGAGCACTACAGAACGATCATCTCTAACCTATTCGATGATGCCAGAATATTATTTCATGGCAGAAGTTGATCAAGCGCCAACTTTTGAGGAATTTGAGTTTTCTGGTGCTATAAGTTTTACATTCTCATGCTACCCATTTAGAGTTTCAAGTCTTCCTGAAGGACATGATCTAGTAGCATTTATGAATACGAAATTAGATGTAAGACAGCAAACTAATTTCACTTTTAAATCGTATTGGAATAGCTTTAAAGAATTGAATGTGGGGGATTATGCCACTTATGGAGCTTGGGCTACTGTCTATCAAACTGACACAGGTACCGGCACTAAAATAAACCCAGGCTTTCACGGTTATACATATAAAATTGTAGATAAAAAAACTGTAAGTCAATCTAAATCTCAAATAGCTTATAAGCTAGATAATCATAACGAATGGTTATTAGAGCAAGATATTGTACAAGCTCAAACTGAGTACCTAGATGTAGTTGTGGTTAACCCTGGTATTTCTGATGTTGCACCAATTATCACAACGAATAATTCAGTAACTATTGTTAGAGATGATGAAATTTATAACCTACAACCAGGCGTATTTGAAACTGACCAATTTATGTTGGAAACGGGCATAAACAAGATGAAAATCTATATTGCTAATATCACACTGAATATCAGTTTCGATTTCCATAAGGAGTTGATTTAGGTGTATCAAGTTAAAATATATGATGGCCCTGATGACGCTACAGGAATTACTATCCACACACACCGAAGTGGACGAACAAAGCTGGAAAATGGAAAAATAAATCAAGAAGTAGGCCTAATTCCTACTTTTTCTTTTTCCTTTTATCCTGATAACCCAGCTTTTGGAAAGGTTCAACCATACAGAACTTTGATGACTGTATTTAATACCAAAACCAAAAAGATGGAGTTCGAAGGGCGAGCACTAGATTATTCCGATAGCATGGAGGTTGATGGTGTGATTGTTAATGAATTTAGGGCTGAAGGTGAACTTGCTTATTTAACGGATAGTGTACAGGCACATGTTGAATTTAGAGGAACAGTCCAGCAAGCTCTTGAAACACAAGTTAATCGCCACAATTCGATGGTTGAAGATTATAAAAATTTTGAGGTTGGAATTGTGGAAGTAGAAGATCCTAATGATTATCTGTACTTTTATCTAAAGCAAGATGAAACTACATTAGACAGTATCGAAAGAACGCTTGTTGATAAATTGGGTGGGGAGTTGCGTGTTCGTAAAGAGGGCAATGTCAGATACCTAGATTATTTAAAATTTGATGGCGATTTTGGAACAACTGAAATCAGACTAAGAAGCAATTTAAAATCTATGAGTCGTGATATAGATCCGACTGATGTAATTCCTAGACTGGTCCCACTAGGTACCAGGATTGAAAGTGATGATCCGGATGCGACAGATGCAAGTCAGCAACGTATAACCATTGAAAGTGTGAATAATGGATTGGATTATATCGATAATCCTGAATTAATCAAACAATTCGGTAAAAAGGCCGTGCCTAAAATTTGGGACGATGTAACGACACCTGAAACGCTATTAAGTACTGCTAAACGATTTATGGAGAACCAGAAAACGGCTTTAGTTCAGTATGTTGTTGAAGCCTACGATTTAAGCTTAATTAATCAGAACATCGATGCATTCGAATGTGGCTGGTACTATCATTTGGTTAACCCAGTTATGGGTGTAGATGAAACGCTAAGAATTATCAAGAAAACCATTGATATTAACGCACCTGAGAATGATAAATTTGCTATCGGTAATTTATTTGAATCGTACACTGATATCCAGTCGGCTCTTCAAAAAGAATATAGTAATATCGTTCAATTACAGCAGGCAATAGCAAATGAATCAAGAAAAGTAAATAACACCGTTTCAACGTTGTATCAAAATACTACAGCGCTGTCTGGAAAATTTGAGAAGTTTGAGAGCGAAAAGGTTGTCTCTATCGAAAATAGGATTAAAGCCCTTGAAGAAGCAAAAGTTACACCGCCTGGTGATGGCGAAGTAGACTCAAACGGCTACTCAACTAACCGTGTTTTCCCTGTCGACTACACGCTACCTGGCATCAATTTCTTCGTCCGAGCGGGTAAATCACCAGGCTCAATTGAGTACGATATGACGTATGGTATGCGTGACGGTGTGCTGCATAGCGGTCATGATATTGGTACTAATGGCGATAGAAACTATAAAGCATACGCCACAACTGATGGCGTTGTCCGTAAGGCTGAATTTATGACTGGCGGAATCGGTAACGCGGTGTACGTGGAACATACTGCTGATGGATATTGGTCTAACTACATGCACTTGAAATCAATCAGTGTATCAGTTGGCCAGACAGTAAAAACTGGTGACGTGATTGGTGTAATTGGTGGAACAGGCGGAAATTACGCACCGCATTTACACTTTGAAATTAGTCCTGATGGAAACTTCCATAGTGGTGGGAATACTGTGAATCCACAAGCGTATCTTGGAATTACTGGAGACAATACAACAACATTACCTAGACCAGTTTAACGCTGGTCTTTTTATTTTAATTAAAAGGAGCTGATAAATTTGGTAGATGAACAATACATACCGATTAGCGTATTAAGGGAGTATATGCCTAAATTAAAGGACGAGGATTTGAAAGAATTAGGTCCAATTGAATATGATCAAAGAAAAGTACCGGAAGTATCTAAGAAGTATGCTGAAAATGTACGTAGAAAAGTGTACTTACCAGATATGACTGAATCATTTGCAAGAGGCGTTGAATATGCTGGTTTGATTGCAAGTGAAGCAGTGGGTATTTCAAATGACACCAAAGGGCGCCAAAATGAAGTTGAAAGTCAATTCAATTCCGTTCAACAAGAATTAACAGACAAAGACGTCATTAGCGCACCAGAAATTATTGCTGCTAGAGGTGGTGAGCCAACTTTGAGTGCTAGACTAGACAAAGAACAACAAGAAGTCACAGCGCAGTTGGCACAAAATAAGCAACAAACACGCAATAAATTTCATCGACAAAAAATACGTCCGATTGTATCTTTTCTAGCTGATGACGGGGGCGTACCCGATTATGCAAAATTAAAACCCTTAGCTGAGGACTACGGTATTCCTTTCACTTTGGCTCTTATCACTTCCCATGGTATTTTTTTAGAAGAAAACAGACACCTGTTGCGTGAATTGGTCGACGATTATGGGTTTGAAGTGGCTTCCCATACGCGAAACCATGTGAGACTAAGCACTTTAACACCTCAAGAACAAGAAGAGGAGTTACGACTTTCTAAACAAGATATAGAAGAGGCTGGTTTTGATGTTAATGCTATTGTCTATCCTTTTTCAGACAGAAACGCTGATACTTTGGATATTGTACCAAAATACTATAAGGCTGGTTATCGAGCAGGAACAAACACTTTAAATGATTCGCCTATCGACACGTATAATTTAGGGCGAATTCAATTTGATCCGACAAATAAAATCAATGAACTTTGGTGGTATAAACGTCAAGTTGACGAAGCCATTCGGGATAGAAAATGGGTTATATTCATGTTGCATACAGACACGAGGACAGAAGTAGGTCATTGGCTGGAGGGCGACCAAATAGCTATGCTTAGGGAATTAATCGAATACATTCAATCTAAAAATGTAGAGATTATGACTTGTGGAGACGCTTTTGAAGTGTTTGAGAATGTTTATGAAACACTTGATGGAGAATATCAAATTGGTGTGAAAAGTAGACCAACAGATGAACATGTTGGTGGTATTGACACGAACGCAAAGCTTCCAGATTGGTATAAAAACAAAGCAACACGTCACACTGTGCTTACATATAATTACATGGAGGACTTAACTGGTAAAGATGCGTTCCCAACAAAAGAGCCATCACTTTTGACGACCACACGTTCAGATGACTTTGTTTCCCAAACATTGTACAGTCGCGATGGAAATATTTATTTCAGAACGGGTGTTGAAAACGTCTGGGGTAAATGGTCAAGAACAGACGAATATCTTGGCGGGGCTGACACGAATTCGAAAGAACCCAACTGGTATCCTAATAATGCCACCAGACATGCACGTTTAACCTTTAGTTATATGGAATCATTGACAGGAGCGGAAAAATTCCCAACAACTGAACCTGCATTATTAAGCACCACACGAAGTGATGATTTTGCGAAGCAAACACTATTCAGTAGAGACGGTTCTATTATGTTTCGGGTAGGTATAGAAAATAAATGGGGTAAATGGGTCAATGCGGATAGACACGTAGGATCAGAAGTTGAAGATACCAATATTAAACCACCGCACTGGTACCCTAATGATGCAACGCAACATACAAAACTAGGTTATCAGTATTTAAATTCTTTAGAGGGAGCTGATGCTTTTCCGACTAAAGAACCGGGTATGCTAACCACCACACGAAGCGATGATTATGTGACACAAACGCTACATTCTCGCGATGGGAAGGTATATTTTAGAACGGGTATAGGTAGTAAATGGCATGGCTGGTCAGTAAGTACTCCTTTATAGTAGAACCATACTATGCGTTAACTGAAAACAGAATGAAAACGAGAGCTGCTCATTAAGTGGCTCTTTTATCTTTTTGAAAGGAGCGTGATAAAAACAAAAAAGGCGTACACTTTACTACTAAATTTCAACGTCACTCAATTTTTAAATAAAGGAGATAAAAACATGACATTACCAATTATTAACCAAACAGCTAAACGCTTTTACTTTGACACACCTCAAAATGATAAATTACAAGCTTTTACAATTCAAAATCAAACAGGTATGTTAACATCAGCAACTATTACAAACACTTCAACAGAACCTTCTAAAATCACAATTACTCTTAACGGAGCGGATATCCTATACGAATATGAAGTTGCAGCTGGTGCAAATGAAGTCGTACCTTTTAATATTGTTTTAGAAGCTGGCGACATCGTATATATCAAGCAGTCCGTAGCTAACGCGGTCAACGTTTCGCTCAATGGATCAGTTGGATAATAAATAAACTAGCGCTCATTAAGTTGGGCGCTTTTATTTTTATTTGAAAGGAGCGTGTAAATGGATTGGCAATATGTAATTGAACGCATAGCAGTAAATGCAGGTTATATCGTCACGATTTTTACGGCGATTAAATACTTTGTACTTAATCCTTTGGAAAAACGGCGAAAAAAAGAAGATGATGAAAAAATTGCAGAACAGAACGCATTTCAAGAGCGCATTTTACAAAAGACCTCAGAAAATCAGAAACCGCTAGTTGAAGCACTTGATAGCTTGAAACAACTTATCGAGGACACACGGCGTGATAGCGATAATCTACATGAAATTGCTGACGTCAACGTTAAGGCTATCGGTAAATTAGATGAAGAAATGGATAAACACGACAAGCGCATTTATCGGTTGGAAGTTAAGAATGGCTTTATCAAAATGGAGGAAGAAAAATAATGGACATTTTAAATTATGTCGTGCAAGAAGGACTGGTAATGATACCGGTCCTTTTTATTATCGGAGAGATTGTGAAAGGTACAGAGTTATTAGGTAACAAATGGATTCCATTAACAGTACTCTTAATTAGCATCGGATTCACACCATTGTTATTAGGTGCTTATACTGCAGATAACATCGTGCAAGCGGTGCTTGTGGCTGGTGTAACCGTCTTTGGTAATGAGTTGATTAAGCAATCAAGTAAAGGAGTTGTTAACTAATGTCTTACGCAATTCAAAAAGCCTTAACTTTAATTAATAAAGGTACTAAGGGTTTAAACAACCCACAATGGATTATCGAACACTTTGTAGGTGCTGCTGGACAAGCTTGGGGGAATGCTAACTACTTTAAATCTGTGTATCGTGGCGCTTCAGCACATTACTTTGTTGACCCCAGCAACATCATTCAAGTAGTAGAAGATGATACACCGGCATGGCATGTTGGTGATGCATATCGGACTGGTAAGGGCGCTTATAATGGCTATCACGGCTATGGTGCAACAAACAATAACTCAATCGGTATTGAAATGTGCCAAGATACATCAACGGGGAAAGACGTTTGGCATTGGGAATTTGACCCCGAAACTATCAAGCGTGCTAAGTGGCTAACTAAGCAATTACAAGCTAAGTACAATATCCCCGATGAGCGTGTAATTCGTCACTATGACGTATCTGGTAAATTGTGTCCGGGTAACTGGCAATGGAATGATTGGAAAAAATGGCGTGAATTTAAAGCTGAATTGGCTGGATATAAAGTGGCGCAACAAGCTACAAACACCACTAAAAATGATGGCTATGTGTCTGTAACTGCTAAAATGCACACGGTACAAACTGGTGAAACTTTAGGTGCGATTGCTAAAAAATACGGTGTGACAGTTGATAATCTAGTTAAATGGAATAAACTAGAGAACCCTAACTTGATTTTTCCAGAATCAAAACTGTACGTAAAAGACCCAGCATCCACAGTGTCAACTGGTCAGCAGTTACATTTACCAGCAAGTGCTAAAACGTGGCGAGTATATAACGCAAGTGGCCCATATACTAGCAACTATGCTATCCACCAGTTAACACCTTCCGAATTCGGAGGTTTAACTTATGACATTCTAGGTAATCCAGCCCCACACGTTTATTTAATTAAGACAAGCGTCAAAGGTACTGTTGCCATTTATGCAGGACCAGGAACGGGAGCTACTATTACAGGTAAGGGCGGTAGTGTGGCTAACACAACTAAGAAACTTTACTTACCGGCTAGCGCTGACACTTGGCGAGTATATCGTGTCAAAGGTCCTTATACAGTTGGGAATGAGATCCATCTATTAACACCAAAAGCGTATGGTGGGTTAAGTTACAATATCGTAGGTAACCCAGCGAAAGATATATACTTAATTGACACAGAGGTCAAAGGACGAGTGGCCATTTATGCTGGTTCAGGTACCGGTGCGACAGTTAAATAATTAAATAAATTAAAGCCCTCACTGCCTGTTTAGGTGGTGGGGGCTTTTTTTGTGTCTAAAATTATTAAATGCTATAATCTTAAAATATAAAACGCAGTAATACCAACCGTTTAAGTGACACGTTTTTGAGTGTACTCAAGGCATGTTGAGACAGTGACACTACTTGAGAAGAAACGTTAGTTTCGCAGAAGTAGATCTCCTACCCATGCAGGGATTTTCCAAGAAGGCAAGCAAAATGAGCAAGCTGAGTGGCTGAAACATTGTATGTTTAATGGTATAATTCTCGAGGGAACAAAGCGACTTCATAAATGTTGGTTTAGAAAGCATATGAGTCACGTGAAAAAAATATGAAAGTTGGATGTTTTATATGAAGCAATTTATTAAACATTCTCCCTTGGCTTTGGCCAAGTTGATGTGTTTGTGTGAAAACCACCAATTCTAATAAACATATTGAAAGGGGAGGCTTATGGAAATAATTATATCTTCAATGTTAGTTTTTATCTCTACGTCCATCGATTATTTGGTTGTTTTAACGATTCTTTTCTCTACCATGAATACGGTTAAACAACGATCAATTTATATTGGCCAATATATTGGAACGGGGTTGCTCGTTGGCTTTAGTCTCATTGCAGCGTACTTCCTGAACTTTATTCCACAAGATTGGGTGATCGGATTACTTGGTTTACTTCCTTTGATTCTGGGGATTCGGGCTATCTTCATCGATGAAGATGTAGATGAAAAGGACTTAGAAGAAAAGATGTCGCATAGACAGTCAGAAGTTGCGAGTGTGGTTGCTCTGACCATTGCCCTTGGCGGAGATAATTTGGGAATTTATATTCCTTACTTTACTGGAATGTCCTTCCAGGAAGTCATGGTTGTGATCCTTGTTTTTATCATTGGGATTTTTACCTTGTGTTATTTATCCAAACGATTAGCTTCGGTTCCTATGATTGGTGAGGTAGTTGAGCGTTACGAAAAAGTCATCGTACCAGTCGTTTTCATCGGCTTGGGTATTTTTATTCTGTTAGAGAATGGTACGATTCAACATCTTTGGTCACTGATTGCATAGAATTTTAAGCAGCTTCACGGAAAGTAGAATATACCATTAAAGTATATAAGGTTGAGCTTAGATACATATAACACAACCGGAATATGAAAGAGGCACAGAACGATGCAATATAATTAGCATCGTTTTGTGTCTCATTTTTATGTATATTTTTTAACAATTATGGATCACAGCTTTCTTATTCTCTAAATGGGAAATAAATAAGCTGATATTTTATTAATAGGTTATACTTGAATAACTGAGACAATCATAGATCTAATTCGAGAGAGAATAAGAAATATAGCGTATACAAAAACATTTAAGAAGAATTTTGGTAATATATGTAGGAAGAGAAAAAGGGAGGCGTGATTTATGCAATATTCATATAAATATATAATATTAGGTGGCGGGATGGCTTGTGCCAATGCCGCAATGGAAATTCGTAAGTATGACCGTAAAGGGACATTGTTGATAGTCACGCAAGAAACTGACAAACCCTACTATCGTCCTCCATTAAGTAAAGAATTTTGGACAGAGCCAGACTATCCAAAAGAAACGATATATTATAATATTTCGGATGATGAATCGATTGATATCTTAACTGGGACAACTGTGAAGCAAATTAATGCCGATCAACAAACGATTGAGATTGAGAGTGGAGAAATCTATCAATACGAAAAATTGCTTTATTCACTGGGTGGCGCTCCAAAGTGGATTGATGGGCTGGAGAGCGAGCGTGTCCTAGCTTTAAGAAACTTAAAAGATTACCGAAACCTCCGAAAATTAGCCAAACCTGGGAGCAAGGTCATTATCGTTGGAGGAGGCTGGGTTGGAACAGAACTTGCAGCAGGTCTAAAGCTGAATGATATGGATGTGACGCTTGTTTTTCCTAATGAAATATTAAACGAAAAACGACTACCACGAATGCTTGCTAAAGAATTTCAACAGCGCTTTGTAGATATTGGCGTTTCTTTGATAAACAATACGTATGCTAATAGTTACAGTGTAGAGGACAATCAAGTGAGTCTTACATTAGAGAACGGCGCTGTATTGAAAGCGGATATTCTTGTTTTAGGAATTGGATTAAAGCCAAATGTTGAATTAGCAGAAGCAGCTGGCTTAGAAGTGGGTAATGGTGTTATTGCTAATCAATTTTTGCAAACTTCCAACAAACATATCTATGCAGCAGGAGATGTGTTGAATTATCCAGATGTAATCATAGGACGTAATCGTTTTGAACATGAAGAGCAAGCGGAGTATTCTGGGAAAGTAGCGGGTAGGAACATGACGGGCGCTGAAGAAGTTTATAATCATGGTGCGCCACTCTCTTATACGGATGTCTTAGATATTTCTATTGAAGGTGTTGGTGAAATGAGTCGAAACCGTGATGATGCGATTATTGAAGAAGTTGCCGGAGGTTATATTGTTTATTATCTTTTTAAAGGTAAACCAACAGGAATTTTAACATATAATGTGAAAGTTGATATGGATAAGGCCCGTGAAATTCTGGTTAACCCACCGAAAACATTAGATAAGCTAACGAGGATGTTGAAGCCTATTTAATTGATTTGTTGAATACTAGATAGCTTCAGAATTGAAAAAGATGATAAAGAGGAATATTTTATGGAAAAATTTTCAGATAAAGTATTATCATATTTAAATAAAAACAAAGGTAAAGAGTTCTATATTTATTGTTTAGTTGATATTAGGAACGATAAGGATGAGATATTCTACATCGGTAAAGGGAAAGGCCAACGAGTCTTTAATCATGAGAAAGCTGCCTTTAATAAAAAATTAGAACTGCTATTAGAAAGTGAAGATAAAACTGAAGACTTAAAAATTAACAAAATCAGAGCTATTAAGGCAGAAGGATTTACGATTAACAAAGTAATTTTAAATTACTGGTTATCAGAACGAGAAGCGTTCGCGAGCGAAAACACTTTAATAAATTTATTTAACATTTTTTCGCGACGAAACCTAACAAATAAAGTAAATGGTCATGGGCAATGGTGCGAGTATCGTTAGCAACGATTCTAAACACCCTCTGGTATTCTTTGATAATGGATTGCCAGATGTGTCAATAAGTAATAGTTTAAGAATCTTGGGTTTTACTTACAAGGAGTTTTTCACAAATAGCCTGAATAATATCCAGGTGAATGAAATAAAGGAAAAACTAAAATACCTTTTAACTTATGGATCAGTTGTTGCTGGCCCAATAGATATGGGATATTTAACGTATAACCCTAACTCAATTAATCTAAGTGGTGTTGACCATTTTGTATCAATTTATGATGTGGACGAAGAGTTCGTTTATTTACATGATCCTGCCGGTTATCCATGTATGAAAATAGTATTCAAAGAATTTATTGAAGCTTGGAAAGCTAATTTGATAGATTACAAACGCGGTTCGTTTTCAATGTGGGGTAAGTTCAAAAAAGTTAAAACTCCCAACTCTGAAAAAATATTTCATGAAGTATCCTTAATAATGAAAAAGCGATACCAAAAAGGTGAAAACAATGTTATAGAAAAATTCGCCCATGCAGTAAGAGATAATGGACTGAATCAAGAACAAAAATAAATTCTTCAGTTTTTTAGTTTTCGATTGGCTTCTGCCAGAAATTTGTATATAAGTAAGTTCTTGAAAAGTCATGATTCAAATAAATCAAAAATTAAAGAACAATTGGCTGAATTATTTGGACAAGCACACTTCTCTACACTTAAAGAAGATTATTTTAATTTAGCACATACACTTGAAGAAATTGCTCAACTTGATGAAGAATTTAAGGCATTATGTTTACAAATTGAAGGAGAAGATTAGTATGGATAATAACATGAAAATTGATATAGGGACTTTACAAAGAGTCGTCATAGATAAAATGAACTTATTTTATATGGAGGTACCAAATAACCCTGAGAGCCAAAAAAAAGCCTGGCCATTATTTGAAGCACATTTCCCTTCCTTAACCGGCAGAAAAATGTTTGGTTTAGATTATGATGAAAATAAAGTATATAGAGTTTGTTCCGTAGTCCTTGAAAGTGATCGAGATGATACATATGGTTTAAACCAATTTGAGTTTGAGGGCGGAAATTATTTAAGGTTAAGACTTAAATATGATGTGCCCGAACTTTATGAGAAGATTAGCCCTGCATATGATTTTCTTTTCAGTCAATATGGGGGTCATATTAATTGGTCACTTCCAATGATAGAACACTATAAATCTAAGAATATTTTAGATATAATGATTCCTATTAATGAATGATGAAATTAACTAATGTTATATAGTCGAAATATTAATTTAATTCGATATTTTTCACCTTAAATACAGTGAAGCTGTATGTTTATTAACAAAAATTTTCAGCGGCGCAATTAACAATTAGTTCTGCCAATAAACGAATCCGAAGAAGCTAAGCATATTGGAGTGAGCTGAGTGGCTAAAGTCGTGAAGTTTTGATGTTAATAAATATATAAAAATTGCTTGAAGTAATAATTACACAATTCGTGAGTTTTGAGATAGAGCAGAAACTTGGAAACGTAGTTAAGACTCAAAATTAAGAGAGACATTTAGTTATGCTGGGTGCTGCAAAACTAAATGTCTCTTTCATTCTTTAATAAGAATGTATCTTTGTTCTAAATTAGATTGAAATGGGTATCGGATTTGGATTAAAGAATGCTGCAAGAGACAAATCTGGTAGGGCTTATGAGCAAGCACCAAAAATCAATTTATTTTTGTGATTTAGTCGATATGTTTCCTGTCTGCAATAGTGTAAATATTTATCCTACTATGAAACAGACTCGACTATATTGTGCATAGATTGTCGGATAGAAAAACGCACCCTTTGATAATGTTGATGATGAAAGGAGGTTGTTCAATGGATTCTTTAAGAAGTATGAATAATGCATTGGCATATATTGAAGAGCACTTAACAGAGGAAATTGACTATAGTGAAGTATCTAAAATTGCTTACTGTTCAGAGTATCATTTTAAGCGGATGTTTTCATTTTTAGCTGGCATAGGTTTATCAGAATATATTCGAAGAAGATTAACGCTGGCTGCTCTTGATTTGAAAGATACAAATTTGAGAATAATTGATGTAGCCGTCAAATATGGCTATAATTCGGCTGATTCATTTTCCCGTGCTTTTCATTCCCTGCATGGTATTCTTCCTTCAGAAGCAAGAAGTGAGAAAACGCAGTTAAAAGCCTATCCTAGAATGACCTTTCAATTATCAATTAAAGGAGGATGCGAGATGAATTATCGTATTGTTGAGAAAGAGTCGTTTAAGTTAGTAGGATTTAAGAAGAGAGTCCCAATTATTTTTGAAGGTGTAAATCAAGAGATTGCACAAATGACCGAACTTTTAACACCAGAGGTTATTAAACAATTAAAAGCAATCTCAAATGTAGAATCAATGGGTATTATTAGTGCTTCCACTAATTTTTCAGAAGGAAGAATGGAAGAGAAGGGCGAGTTGGATCATTATATCGGGGTAGCAACTTCAGGTGATGAAACAGCAGAATTTGATGTATTAAAAATTGATGCTTGTACCTGGGCAGTATTTGAATCGATTGGACCATTCCCAGAGACACTTCAAAATGTATGGGGTAGAATATACTCAGAGTGGTTTCCGTCTTCAAGTTATGAGTTAGTTGAAGGCCCAGAAATTTTGTGGAACGAGAGTCCAGACACTGGAAATCCAAAGTATCGAAGCGAAATCTGGATTCCGGTAAAGAAAAAAGACTATTAATTACACCGATTTTTATGATTGAGGGCACTCCTAGCAAGAGTGCCCTTTTTGTAAACGGTACGATTGGTGGATATATTCCCACGAACGTACGAAATAGTCGATAGGTTCCCGCATATGACTATTTCATTAAAAATCGCAAATACATCAATCGATCATTGAGTCATAAAGGCTGTCCTTTTGATAATGCCGTAGCTGAATCAACTTATAAGTCGTTGAAAGTAGAATTTGTCTATCAATACACATTTGAAACCTTACAAGAATTGGATTTGGAGTTATTTGACTATGTCAATTGGTGGAACCACCTTCGGTTGCACGGTACACTTGGCTACGAGACACCGGTTGGTTACCGTGACCAGAAATTGGCGCAGCGAATCCTTGATAATGAGCTCGGATGTGCGAACGCTAGCGAGGCA